TGCCTTCCCTGGGGTCATCTCCTTTGCCATCACAATACCAACTAAATTGGCACTGATCCCTTTTGGGGTGTCCACTTGCATGATGTCTCCCCTCATAAACTACCTCACAAATTGTATTGGGATATTTGTTTGACTTAACACGATTCAATGTTACTTGTGCTACAGCTAATCTTCCAGCAGTGCTTTCCACTGCGGCTTCAAAGAATATATTTTTGGCCATGCACATAACATCATCTACGTTTAAAAAAATATTTCCTACTGCTAATTTCTCTGCTATTTGATACAATCCATTATAACTTGTGTTTGATGGATGAATATAAAAATGATCAATACCTGGTTCTGATGAACCACCTGTGGAGGTGCCACCAATAGATACTGAAGTAAGAAATAGAGCAAGAAATAAAATAAATTTCCTCATGTTCCTCTTCTATTTTGGGTTTACCGTTCCTTAGATTTTAGCCCGAGTTCTTTTTGGACTTTTCATGTATCTATCGGCTGAACCCATACTCGAACTTTGGATATATTCTCCAATATTAAAATCCGATTCCCAAATATCAGTTCCAAGAGGTCCACGAAATTTCTTCATGTCCTTATCATATCCCAAAGTTATTACAAAATTTAATGGGTCGGTAAGTCTAGCCGTAACAGAACGGGGTATATCTTCTGATTGATTATAATCTATTTGTCTCAATTCAGCATGTTTTGCTGTTTCATTTCCATCAGAATCTATACGTTTAAATTTAACTATTCTATTTTCAAACTTATCTACATTTATCATTTATGGTAATATTTCCGGAAAAGTTGTTTTTACTAATTTATATGTTAAACCTCTATAGTTCAACTTTTTATCTTTAATTTGTATTACTAAATCTGCCTCTTTAGGATGTAAACTTTCTAACATCTGAATAAACAATTGCTCTCTTCGTAATTGAGTAAGTCCAGCATGACCCCCTTCAATGTATAGGTAAAATTTTCTAATATTGGGATATAGATATGTGGGATTGTACTCGTCCGGTGAACCTATCGTTTTATACGGAGGTTTACCCGGGGGAAGAGCAAATTTAATATCTGGATGAAAGGCATATTTTAATATTTCCTTTAGTGGATTTGATTCGTTTTCTAGCAGAACCTTCTTACGGGCTTCGATAGAATTTGATGCGGCTACTTCTTCAAATATGAGTGGTATACTCCGTGCCATAAACTAAAACTCCGATAAATTCTCAGTTAAATTTTTTAATCTATGATTTACAAAGTATGTGAGTAAGCGCTTCCGATTACCAACTTTAGCGTTTTCAAATTGATTAATTATATTTATGCGGATTGACTCGGGCACTTCGCCTAAATCAATTAACTGTTTGTTTCTATTATAGTTTCTTAACATTTCTTCTGTGCAATATGTCTCTGGGTCTAGTTCATACCAAGCATCAACCTTCTTCTGAGTAATTGGTTTTTGGCGTCTACCTTCATCAATAAACACATTATCATCTGACATAATATTAGGAATTCCATCTCCCGCATCACCCTTTATGATCTTCTCATGGAGTGAATGTTCGGCCGATTGAGAGTCTACATATTTCTTCTGTATCGGTGAATATTGTCTAACATTAAATCCTTGAAGTTGTACAAAATCTTTATCACTCGACAATATCAATGTCCTCTCTTTTGTTAGACCCACTAAAGTAGCTATAATATCATCAGCTTCCGCTCCCTCTACTTGTATTACTTTGTAGGGGAACCAATTACGTAATTCTTCTTTCAATTGATTTAAACAAGTATATAGGTCTTGCCAATTAATACCGGATGACTTTTTAACTTTCTTTCTGGAAGCTTTGTAATTAGGAAAAACTTCTTTTCTCCAAGTATGTCGGTCATCACAACATAACACCAATTCACCATATTCGTTTACAAATTTAATTCGATATATTCGTAATGTATTTAATACCGCAGATCTAATAACGTCCATATCAGTAGATGCGTGTTTCGCAGCTGTCATATAAGAACCAATAACAATCTGCGAAAAATCAACTAGTTGTGCCATCTTCTGTTTCTTTTACTTCTTCTTCGACTGGAATTTCCTCGACTGGAATTTCTTGTTCTATAGCATGGAGAAATTGTTGCCATTGGCCACTACGTAAACTCCAATTATAAAACATATCAAAATAATTTTGTTGTATCTTCAATAAATTTTGCACATCTTCATCCCAGAAATGCTCGATCGCCCGCGAGAGGATGTGTCCGTGTACTTGTGCGTGTCTTGTAGGATCTGGTTCCCAACCGTACATCCAGGGGAAATTAGCACCTGTTTCTGGTAAAGCTCCAAGATTAGGTACAACACATAAACAACCCGCACTACATGCTTCAATCATAGTGAGACAACTGGTTTCTTCATAGATACTAGGATACGCCATGATATGTTGAGTTTTCAACATTTCACGTACTTCATCATTAGTAATAGTGCCATAATAATTAACACCATCCATCTCTCTCGCACGTTTATAAATGTGTCGAAATTGTTCATCCATATGCTTGCGATCATATATTTCAAAACTGGAATAGATGTTCAGTTCTGCATTCTTTCCAGTTCCAAGAGTATTCCTCATAAAATCCCAAGAATTCAAAAGAATCTCTAGTCCCCGGTGAGGGGTAGAGAAATAACAAACATTTATTTTATCATCTTCTTTCGGTTTTTCGTGAATAGGAATAGGGTGGATAGCATTTTGAATTACGATGCCTTGGTCATAAGGAAGTCCTAGATATGCTGAAAATTGATATTGTTGCCAATGACTAACAAAAACAATTCGTTCATATTTGCTCCAATTCTCTTTCTCTTTTAGATGTTGAACTTCCGGGTCATTGGCTAAATCATGGACCCAAAGAATACGTTGTTTCTGTTCAAGATTTCTAACTCTTGTGCTGATAAACTGGAACTTCTCATGCAATCCTGGTTCCCTCTTTTCCATTTCTTCAAAGAGCCATTTCCTCATCAACTCTGTTCCACCTATAGCTTTATCTGATATAGCTTCTAGGGGTGGTGCACCACCATCATTTTCAAAATCAATCTCAAATTTTACATCGCTATCTGGATTGATTATTTTTAATTTATCGTTTTTAGTTTGTCGTTTGGATTTGCCCTGAGTATTGGGACTTTCTGCAGACGAAGCCGAAAAAACTTCAGCTTCCGGTTGAACCGCTTTTACCATAATTCTCCACAAGTTTTATATTAATATTAATCAACTATTATATATATGGATACCGCAGGAGAGCTTGGTTATCGCTTTCGTAGTGAGAGAGTAGCTTCTAATGTACCTAGCTTTTAATCTAGGTGGAGAGTTGAAGCTCTACGATTACCCCTGAGGTATCTTTAATTCTATCTCTTTATTATATCATATAATTACGATTTGTCAATACCTCTCATAATCAAATAATCAAAATTGGTACTAGTATGTCGATTTAATTGAATCACACAATCCTAATTTTTTTGCTTCTTTAGCAGAAAGCCAAACATCGTGCGGAGGTAAAAGATATTTTCTAATCTTCTCTTCTGTTAAACCTGTACATTTTCTGTAGTGATTAACCATTCTTTCTGTAGTTAAATCATACTCTTTTACCACGGCAAATAATTCATGTTCTTTTCCATATGTTCCCCATGAATATTGATGAGATAATATTGAAGTGTTCGGTGTGAGAATACGTTTACCCTTTTCTCCTGAAATGAACATCAATAACCCACAAGATGCAATCATTCCCATTCCGATAGTTCGTATTGGTATCTTTGAACCTTTCATCACATCTACTAAAGCAAAGCATGCATTCAGATCACCGCCAGGAGAACATATCCCCAGGGTCAGTTCTTTCTTTCTTTTGTGTTTATTATAATTTTCAGCAATGATCCAATCTATTAATGGTTTCATTGTTTCCATCGTTACCTCGCCCATGAATACGTGCTGTCCACGATTGAATAATTCAGTACTAGGGCTTTCTACTGCGGGTGCTTGGTGGGTTGACGCCTCATCCAAACTATCATTATCTGTCATAAATTCCTTTTATAAATTTGAAGTAAAACGTTTATCTGTCAATGCAGATAATTTAGTCGTTGAACGGTGGCGTTTGATCGTTTCTATCGATTTACCTTTCAATTCCATTTCTTTAGTCCATACCATTTTGATATCTGGATACCAAAATCCAACAGAACGTTTTGGAGTACCATCGGGGTTGTACGCCATCGCAATTACTTTCGGCACTACCCTGTGTTCCTCATTCGCTCCAGAGAATGTTCCAATCCAATCACCAGTTTTCAAATAGAATTCACAGTATCGAATGTATGCCTTTTTAGAATCTGCGAGATTTGATGCAGATTGTCTTTCTTTTGGTAAGGCACTCGTATTTCTTGCCTGTTGGCCAAGAGCTGAAACTTGAAGTTTGTTTTCCTTAATCCATTCCTTAACATTTTTAAAAGAATATGTATCATCATCTGGAAGAGCAAGAACTGATTTAGCAATATTCTTATACTCAGCCGGTTTCTTCTTCGCTCTCATCTCGGCGAGGCGTGTTCGCAATTTCTCTTTGTGTTCCTCAGAGAGTTTACGTTTCTTCTTTAGTGGTTTTATTTTTTCTCTAGCCATTATTTTTCTCATTAAAATTTGCGTTCTCATTAAAAAGATCTTCATCATCATGAATCATAGTTTCAAAAACTTTCCACAATTTTTTACATCTTGTTTCATGTAATTCACTTAGTCCAATCAAAACATTTCCAATTTCATCTTCGGTCATTGGACCTTTTGGGTCATCAAGAATTCTTTCTGTTACAGCATCCAAATCATCTCTTGTTTGCCATACATTCATAATTTCTTCTTCTAAATTCATTCTATTGTAATGTTGTGTCATAAGTCAATTCTCATTAATGTTATCTGGTGGGGAGAGAAGGAGTTGAACCTTCACAGTCAAAGACGGCGGGTTTACAGCCCGTTGGGCTCGCCACGTGCTCAGCCTCCCCATTAAAAGTTTTCTTCAAGTACTATACAATCTGCAGCTGCATTAGGAATAGATATATATCCTGCACTTTCAGACTCAACACGTTTAAGTTCTCTCATAAGTTCGTTGTTTGCACCAACCAGATAATCAATCCGTTTGACATATTTTTCTGTTACTTCTTGTAATTTCTTTTCAAAAAATACGTTCTTGTCTTGGAAAATTTCTTCTTCTATTTGCTGCCTTATCACTTCTTCGTGATGCTGGTGCTTAGATTTTATTCGTTTTTTCATGGTTCTTTAATATTTTTCTTAGTTTAAATGGATTAAAACAAACA